TTTTCTGCACCGTATAAATGTGAGGTGATTCATGGCGTTGGGCTGATTCCGCCAGTCGGAATGATTACGGGCTGGATCGATGTTGGTAGATAACAGGAACTATAGCGCACGCATACCGCGAGCGCGTTGAATGGAGGTAGGACATGAATCAAAAGCTGGCAGTTATAGAACACGAACCGCGCGCCATGACGGCCAGTGACATGCGCGCCCAGGTAAACTTGGTGCAGGAAGTCATGCAGGCTGTTATGCGTAAAGATACGCATTATGGCGTCATTCCCGGCACCAAAAAGCCGAGTCTGTATAAGCCCGGCGCCGAGGTATTGGCGGCGACGTTCCGGATCGCCGTGAGCTATCGCGTAGACGACCTGTCTGATGGCGATCACGTGCGCTATCGCGTAGCCGCTGTCGGCACACACCAGACTAGCGGCATCGTTCTGGGTGAGGGCATGGGAGAATGCTCAAGCGGCGAGGAAAAATACAAGTGGCGCGGTTCTATCTGCGATGAGGAATTTGATTCTCTTCCTGAGAATCGTCGTCGCATCAAGTTCAGCAAGTATCAGGGCAAGGTCGAAAAGAAAAAGCAGGTACGCACTGAATCTGCCGACCAAGCCAATACCATCCTCAAGATGGCCTGCAAGCGCGCTCAGGTTGCCATGACATTGAATGTCACGGCGGCGTCAGACATATTCACCCAGGACATTGAAGACCTGCCGGAGGAACTGCGTACAGAAGAAGTGACACAGCCGGCACGCCCAGAACCAGAGCCATATCCAAACGAAAAGCTTGACAGCCTCATTCCGGCCTACACCAAACTCATCCAGGACGGCACGAAAACACCAGCCGCTATTCTGGCGACCATCAAGAGCAAGTACACGATGACAGCCGAGCAGGAGAAGCGGATCACCGACCTTGCCGTGAAGCCGGCCACACCGGACGCCGTGGACTCGGAATGGGGCGAGCAGTACGACAAGAAAATGAACGATAAACAGAATGGAGAGCAGGCATGAAGATCATCCAAGCAGTCCAGGGCAGCGAAGAGTGGCACGCCTTCCGACTCGAACACTTCGGCGCGAGCGAAGCTGCGGCCATGCTCGGCCTGTCCAAGAAGGTGAAACGCAGCGAATTGTTGCGCGCGAAGCACACCGGGATCGCCAAGGAGTTCAGTGACTGGGTGCAGGCTAACATCCTGGACAACGGCCATCGTGTCGAGGCCATGGCGCGTCCGATTGCGGAAGAGATCATCGGCGAAGAGCTATTCCCGGCCACCTACTACGACGGCAAACTGTCGGCGTCCACCGATGGCCTGACGATGACAGGCACTATCGCGTTCGAGCACAAGCAGTGGAATGCGGAGCTGGCGTCGTCTGTAAAGGCGGGAATTATTCCAGAAGAACATATTCCTCAGTGCCAGCAAGTGATGATGGTAACTCGGGCCGGGAGACTGCTGTTCATGGTATCCGACGGCACAAAGGATAACTGCGAATACCTGTGGGTCGAGCCGGACGCCAAGTGGCTTAAGCGAATCACTCAGGGCTGGGCGCAGTTCGCCGTTGATATGGCCGAGTACCAGCACGTCGAGGCCACGCCCGAGCCGGTAGCCGCGCCTGTCATGTCCCTGCCGTCAATAACCTACCGACTGAACGGTCTCGTGCTCACGTCGAACCTGGACGAGTACCGTGTCGCCGCCGAGGCTCTGGTAGAGCGATCCAAGAAGCCATTGGAGACAGATCAGGACTTCGCCGACCAGGACGCCATGAACAAGTCATTCAAGGAAGCCGAAGAACGTATCGCGCTGGTGTGCGAGCAGGTTGTCGCCGAGATCAAGGACGTGGACGCCTTCACGCGGGAACTAAGTCACGTCGGCGAGTTGATCCGGCAGGCGCGCTTGAACGGAGAAAAGCAAGTCAAGACGCGCAAGGATTCGATAAGAGAGGAAATACGCCGTTCTGGCGTTGACGACTACGATAAACATATCTGTAGTCTCAATGGCCGCATCGGCAAGAACTATCTGGCCACTGCATACCGTAATGTTCCAGATCCAGACTTTGCCGGAGTGATGCGAGGAAAAAAGACAATCACCAGCCTGCGTGAGGCCGTCAACAACGAGCTGGTGCGTTGCAAGATACTGTCGAGCGAGATAGCCGACCGCGTTCAGATCAACTTGAACAGCTTGCGCGAGCTCGCCGACGGCTATCAGACACTATTCAAGGACACCGCCACTATCGTACTCAAGCAGAACGACGACCTAGTGGCGCTGATAAAAACGCGCATCGCGGAACACAAGAAGGAAGAGGCGGATCGTGTTGAGCGTGAGCGCGTTAAGAAAGAAGCGGATGACGCACGCGCTGCCGCTGCGGTTGAAGTTCCGTCTGCGGCTGTAGTTGTTGCGGCGTCTGGTCCGGCGCTGCATTCTGCTGTTGCGCCGCAACACGATATTCCGCGCCCGGCATCGTCAGGCGGTAGTTTAGTCACACCACCAGCCGCCAAAATGGCGCGGCCAAGCGATAATCACATCATCAATACGTTGTCTATTCAATACAGTACACATGAAAGAGTTGTAATCGGCTGGCTGCTCGACATGGACTTGGCCGCCGCCAGTCAACGGCTGACGGCTGAGACGCTGTCCGGATCGCGCAAGTAAACCAACCACACAAGGAGTGCAATGATGCTCATCCTTTCGCGCAAAGCCGACGAATCCATAAACATCGGCGACGACATCAAGGTTACTGTCCTAGAAATCCGAGGCAGCCAAGTGCGTCTCGGTATCAGCGCACCGAAGCATATCCAGGTGGACAGGGAAGAGATTACGGAGCGGAAGAGGATCGAGAACAGACAGGACGTATAAACAAGCACCATTATCTAATCGACGGAGGCACAGATGGACATTACAGGAATCGACAAGGCTAAGATTTTGGCGGCCCTCTACAATGGCTCGCGGCAACAGGGGATGGGCTTCATGAACCAGAGAGGGGCAAGCGGCATGACTGAGGAAGAAGCTCGGGAAGAGCTTAAACTCAAAGATCACTTCGATTATCTCCACGGGCGCGTCATGAAAATTTCGCTCAAAGGCGATGAACTGAGAACGGATCTCTACAACCGCGACAATGGCGACGGGGCGGCTGAACGCATCATCGAAGGGCTAAATGGTTAGCGGAAGAGGATCGAGCATAGACAGGAGACATGAACGAGTAGAAAGTCTTGTGAAGTGCGCTACAGAGAAATCTTGTCGGGCATGGTGTAGGGGACACATAGCAGGCTGTACGCAAACGGCTATGGCGGCCTACGAAAACGCAACTGGCGGACAATTAACCTGAGCTGCCCGCCGCTAGGGTAACGCACGAAGCAGGTGTGAGCCACAACACATTAAAACGTGGTTGAGAGATAAAGCGGTCTGCGGATTAACAGAGTCATTCTCTGTGTCTTTCCGGTTAGCTTCTCTGGTATGGGTATAATCCCGACAGCCAGATGTACGTTCCGGCCAGACCGCCTAATCTTACTTAACCGAGGTTGTATTGGTGATGGCGCGGGTATGAAAATGACAGCCAAAGAGCGGTACGAAAAGTTCGAGAAAGGTAAACGTGGTGCTCGTGTGTATGTTCCACGTAAGAATCGTTGGCACGGTACTCGGGAAGCACGCTTGGCGTCACAACGGGTCCGCGATGCCGTCAGATACGGAAAGCTTGTAAAGCCAGAAGGCTGCGAACATTGTTTCATAGTTGGCAAGATTCTATGTGGTCACCATAAAGACTATAAAAAGCCTTTGGAGGTTATCTGGCTTTGTCATTCATGCCATGCAGCAGAACATAACAAATGATCTGTTACTCAAGCCCGGACGCCATCACCAATACGACTTAACACAGGAGAGAGGCAATGACTAAAGAAACGAAAGCAATAGAAGGACCACAGGCAGATGTGCCGGACTCAACGCAACTGTTATGCTACCTGACTCCATCTGAGGCGGTGTTTGATGACGCGGATGAGGCGGAGAGCCTGCGGGCGCAGCTTGCCGAAGCACATGCCGTCCTGAAAGAACAAGAGGATCTGCTTTTTGCAATCGGCCCAATAACATGCAGGAACGGGATTAAGCACACCAGGATTGATAGATGTTTGTACTGTGAGATTGAGAGAATGCGGCCTGTGGTGGTGGTCGCGGAAGATCAGGCAAGGAAGTGTGAAGCAGAAGTAACTGTTATGCATTTCACTGAGCGCGGCAGAGAGTTTTTGACGGCGTGCTTAGAAACAGTGAAAGCCTTCCGCGACTACGAAGCCAAGGATAAACCATGAATCGAGCACAATTTCTACTTACAAAACTGGCGGAAGAGAGTGCCGAAGTCGTACACATTGCACTCAAAACACAACAGTTCGGCTTTAATGAAGTCTGCCCAGACCAATCCTACACAAACGCGCAACGCGTACATCAAGAGATTGATGATCTTTTCGCTATTGTTGAAATGCTCAACGAGGAGTGCGGCTTTGGTTACAGGCAGAGCCGCACACGGATAACGGAAAAGAAAAAGAAAGTGCAGAAGTATTCCGAGTATTCAGAACACCTTGGGCTTATTGGTAAGCAGCCATGAAGCCTGAACAGATAGCGGAGATTGAAGACTGGTTTGTATCCACGATTAATCTGGCTGGGACTATTTTTAACTCCCGTCCAGCAGAGGAAAACGAATCCGATGGGCACAGATTGCATAGAAAGAGAGTGACCGAACTTTGCTCCGCTCTGTTGTCCAGATTCGACGATCTGTTAGACCTCATCGCCACCGCAAAAGAGGTGGAGCGGTTGAGGGCGGACGCGGCTCGTTATTTATGGCTACGAGATTGGGCACAAAGCTACCAGTTGCATGAATGGTTTGAAGCTGGGTTATCGCTTGAGCAGATTGATGGTTCCATTGACGAAGCCATCGCCAAGGTGTCGGCGTAATGGGTACCATCAAACACGGCCACGCAGTGCGCAACGCATATACGCGCACATACATGATCTGGATGACCATGCGCAAGCGTTGCTCTAAAGCGTCGGCGCTATCTGGCACAGGATAGAACTGGGCTGGACGCTCGCGAAAACCCTATCAACTTCAAAGCGGAAGCGCAGAAATGAACATATCTCTTGAAGAACAGATTGAGTATATGTTGGAACTCAGACTATTTTACGGGGAACACGGCGATACTGAGCAGGCGGAGAAATGCAAAGCCATCCTCGCCACCCTTGAGGCGGTGAGAGACAGCCCCAGAGCCTCCCAGATTACCGACCCGCTACCAAGTACCACCTAGCCTGTTTGCGCGCCTCTCAGGGCATCCACGGCATTTGTGATAAACGCAATTATTTTTTTAGTCACTAGTGAATAACTGGCATGATATTTAATAAGTGACAAATAACGTCACTTTATGTACAGTAGTGTGACAATAATTGTCATACAGGAATAAATAACCAATGAAGCCGAAATGTGTTGTTTGTAATGAGACTGTTCTTAAATCTCAAAATACCATGTGCGGAAACTGCCTAGCGGCAAAGGTAATAATCCAGCGATCAGCCGCCTCCATGATGGCGCTTCACGGCATTACGCGGGCGTCTGGCGTGTGCGTTGATTGCGGAATACGTCCTGCCACCTGCCGCGATCACAGGCACTATGCAAGCCCGTTAAAAGTAGACTTTACCTGTAGTCCGTGCAATATCAGGCGCGGCGCTGCACTTGACCTTATTGAACTGATAAAGGCGCACAGAGGTTTAATAGCTATCCAGGCGAATGAACCAAAACCTGACTTATGTGAATATAAAAGAGATGATTCTGTGCTACCTGACTTCGCGGCCGGTTTCAACCTTACAAAATACATATCCGAATTTGAACAGTTAGTCATTCAAAAAGCTATCGCTCAAACTGGTTCAAATAAAACAAGTGCAGCAAAATTACTGGGTATATCCTTTCGAGCACTGCGTTATAAGCTAGAAAAACTTGGCCTTGATATGTGACGCTATTGGTCACCTGCGCCATGATAGATTGCATCTCACTATCACTAAAACACTGTGTTTACGTATACGCCAACTTGGCACGGTGGTTGCACTAATTATGGCATGCGAGACCTAGCCGAGATCATCGAATACCTGCTCAGGCGACTCGCTGACCGGATCGCCAAGTGGCGGAAAAAGGAGACTCCATGAAAAAGATTCGTGACCTATCGGAAACACAGCTTAGGGCCAAGCTGGAAAAGCTTGGGTTCAAGCCGAACGGATTTATGGGCTATTACTCGCTGCCATCTCCATGTGCAGCGATCAGCATTAGCAAGTTTAATGCTGGTTCAAACAGACGCGCACAGCTCGCCTATCTGGTTCGCGAGTTCAACAAATACAAAAAGGATGGCCCATGACCACATGCACCGCACTCGTGATATTCCTGCTGGGGTTCCTGGTGGGATGTCTGTTCAAACTGTTCCAGCTGCGCCGAGCTAATTCGGCTTGTCAGCGCGAGCTGGTGTTTCTCAAGAGGCAGGCGGATTAACGACAGAACGATTCCGCTGCCAGTTTGTCAGCGTTGTGCGCTTCAATCGTCGCCGCCAACTCTTTTACCAAGTAAGCCCCCCGCCGACGAAGTAGCGTCCAGACGTGTCTGCTTGTCCGTGGACGGTTACGTGCAATCGCTTTATTTGTGCAAACTCATACTGAGCAAGCCCCAGAAATACGCCGTTTTCTTCATCGTTTATTCCGTAAAACGCGCCCAATTTCAAACGGCGGTCAAATGCCAGCCATGGCGTAGGATCGCGCCTTACGTACATGTCTACCTTACCTGATTCTATATTAGCCAATGCCGATACAGTATGCGGGTAATCGCTGGCCTTTACTTGGGTCGAGCCGACAATCTTTTGTACAGGGTCTTTAACCACTGCCGCAGGGAGTGAAAGTTTTCGCTTAACGCGATCTGGATAGACAACGATAGGTCGGCAAGACAAAGTTTCAGGCTTTTCATTCTTCAACTCCTTGGCGGGTTGGGCGAGGATGGAAGGTTCGGTGATTTTCTTCAGAGCGTTGTAGGCGCAGGTTCCCGCTATCAGTGCGGCCCCGGCGATGGCGGCTAGAGAGTGCGAGGCAAAACTGTTCATGGCTTTGGCGTCTCCGTGGTGGTTTTCTTCGAGGATGACGGAGCAGGCGTCTCGACGATTGTTTCAATGGTTCCGCGGCGCGCGCGCAATGTTGCTGCATAGCCAGATACACCACCGAGATAGGCAAGCGCCACACCCATGATTGCGGCGAGCCCAACCGCATCGGATCTTTCGGAGTGTGCGTAAACGGCCGGCAACCACACACACATCACAACCCCGGCGCCCTGGCCGATACGGTTCCAGTCTGCATACTGTTTTCCGTCCTGTCCTTTGGAAGAGATCAACTGTGACCATTCAAGATTGTTGTCAAGGCTGTTCACCACGCGGATGAACGCGTAGGCGAGCAGCAGGACAAAGACAACGAAGACACCGAATACCAGGCTCATTTTTCCTGCCTGAAACTCATGACAAAATTACAGGCAAACCAGATCAGCAACGCTGCGATGACCAGCATCAAATACAACTTCGCCGTCATGGTCTTCTGCCGGTATGGGTTCTCTGATGTACATAAGCGTCCACCCTGTGCCTCTCCAGTTCGGCATTAATCGTCGCCACATCCTTTCCTATGATGGCAATCTGGATGGCGTTCGCTCTCAGATCGGTACTGATGTCTCGCAGTGTTGTTCCTACCCATAGAATCCCGGATAGAACCAAGGCCGTAAATACCGTGTTCAGATTTATTCCGACCTCTGCAATGCGGTCTCTCACCGGCATTGGGTCTCTTTGTTTCCGCTCACGCTTCATATGTGCTTCCCTGAGTCAGCGCGTATAGTCTTGAATTGCTCGCTCACGCGCTCCATGAGCGCCTTGGAACATTTTTCAATCTGTGTGGCAACGGTATGGTTAAGTGATTCTCCGAGACCGTGTAACTGTGTCGTCCATACTACCTGTTGACGCTCGAACAAAACCCTGAGCTCGTTGACGCTCCCAACGATGTCGGCCACGGTTTCATTCAGAATCTTATGCTTGCCAACAAATTCCTGCTCAATGCGGCTGACAAGACCCTGCGTCTCAGGTCGCCCCATCCAGTCATCCTTGAAGCCAAGAACCTGTTTTTCCAGAAACTCAATGCGCCTCGCCTTCTCGGCCAAGTCGCGCTGATAGGCCCATGAAATGAGGCCGATGACGACCATGACAAGGATAGAAATGATGGAGCCAGCTACTGCAACGACAAATATAAGGGTTTCTTTATCCATCGTTTGTCCTCAAGTCTGGCAGAACTTGATGATGGCCTCGGCGATCAGCGCGCAGGCGTCGTTACGTGTGGTCTCGATGACATCGCGGTTGAAGATGAACTCGGGTTCGATGATGACGCTCGGAAAGCGCGGCGGCGACAAGAACGCCAGCAGCGCCTCGTCACCCTCCACGTCTCCGACGTAGTCGATTCGTCCAGGCTTGTCGGCGCGGAACCAGCCTTCCTGTATACCGCGATCGCGATAAATAACGGCCAGGCCATCCTGAATCAACTGCGCGGCGCGCTGGCCACGCTTCGATCCAGGGTAATACAGCACCTCGCAGCCAGACCCTCTTCGCGCTTCGTTACTGTTGAAGTGGATCTCAGCGGATAGCGCCACGCGATGGCCTTCCGGCAGCCGGTAGGCATTCATCCACGCCACCTTGTCCTCAATCTGGCCAGTCGGAACCTCGACCACCGGGAACTGCTCACGGATCAGGTTGCCGATCTGGCCTACCCAACGGGCTGCCTCGGCGTGCTCGCAGAAACGATTCTCTCCGGTCTGTGGCCAGCAGGCGCCGGGCGCTGATGGGTAGTGGCCGGCGGAGAGCAACACAATGTTGGATGCCATGTTCATAGCCAACAGATGCAGGCGATGATGGCCTGTAGCCATGAAACGTGTTCCGGGTCAGGGGTTGCCATGGTCAGAGACAATCGGATGGTTTCATGTTTTTGTCCATTATCTGACTGATACCCAAAACGAAGCCGTTATGTCTCTGGAACTTCCGTTCGTGTTTTTTACGTAGATGCGTAAATACCCGGAAGCAGGTGTCCCGAGAACGGGACTCGCTAGGCTTGGCGCTCTGACATTGACGACGTACCCAAAATCATCAACTATCACCATTTCGGCATCATAGAGACCTGAACTTGTCAGCACGGCGCCACCCATTCGCATATTTCCTGAGCTAGTGCTGACGAGTCCGTGAGCGAAATCGAAAGACGTGGTTACACCGGTACCGACGGCAGAAAAAACGTGTGCATCAAATGCAGAAGTTGCTCCTTTTCTTAGGAATCTTGTTTCATAATGCGTTGCAGGATTATTAATCCTGACAATGACAATATCATTGACTTCTATTTTTGCATCAGCCAGTACTCCGCTAATATTATTTGCCGCATCATCCCTTACGAGGGTGGCTGATCCAGTAGCAGGACCAAGCAGTGTTACCTCAAACTTATTTCCGAGAGTGCTGGCACTTGGAAGATGAATATTAAGTCCTGCGCTGTTTATTTTTATTGATTTCCCTTGATACGTAGAATCCAGCGTTATATCTCCTGACATGCCGATCGATTCTCCGGCTAGCGTTGTGCGTGCCTCCGCATCTGTTATATCGTCCAGCAATGTGTTGATAAACACAGATACCGGTCCGAGGTCAGCGGATGTTCCAGCCGCCGCTATCGGTTTCCCGCTTGCATTGAAGGCCAGAAACTTGCTCGCCCTATCAGAATCGATTGGCAATTCCAGCAAACTACCAGTCTGCGTGTCGGTTTTAGGAACACGAAGGGCGCGAAGAAACAGGGCTTCTATTTTCCCATCGCGTTGCGCCGCCAGATCAAGGCCGTCCTCTACCGTTACCGATGGGAAGTCTCCGCCCAGCGGAATATCTGAGCTTTGCGTATTCGGCGGTTCAAGGGTGATGACAAGCGTTTCGCCGGTAGCCGGGGCCACAACGGCCGTGAGCGTGCCGGTGTCGCCTGGATCGGTTAGCGTATAATTCGTGGTTATCACCCACACCGTTTCTGCTCCAGCAGATGATCGCAAGGTCGCGACGACGTGAGACTTGGCGTTGTATTTCCATGTGACAGGAAACGCAGTGGTGGAGCCGTTGCCTGCGTAACTTAATGGAGTGGGGGCGGTTGATACGGTCATTGCGTGTCCTCTATGCGGCGATCTTGAAATACTCTGTTAGAACGGCCTTGAATGCGATACCGATTACTTCCAGATCTTCTTCGTCTTGGGCCAGTAGCATTAATTCTTTTTGCTTTTTTCGGTGTAAGAAGTCCCATTCCAAACTACCACCTGAATCTTGTATTACTGATACTGCCGACTCTACCGTTGCCGGATATGCCGTCAGCACAAATTCTTGAGTCGTGGCGTTGACGTTAACATCAAGCGCGACATTAGCAGAATATTGCGTCAGAACCAGTGCTTGCGTCGTGGCAAGAACTTCTACGGCCGTACTGGTTTCAACCGTAGCGGCATAGGCAGTGATGACAAGTTGCTGTGTTGTCGCTTGGACATTTATATCCAGCGCGACATTCGCAGGATAGGCAGTCAGGACAAGTACTTGTGTTCCGGCCTGTACGTCGGTGGCAACGATAACAGATGCTGGGTAAGCGGTAAGAACAAGCGCCTGTGTGGTGGCGTTTACAGTGACGCCGCCACCAGCCTCTGCGGCCTGGACCATCTGGCCGCCGCGAAGCCAAGCATGGTTTGTCCATTCTACTGCGGAAGCGTCGAACTCGATGCCTTCACCGGAAGATCTGTTGCCAAACCATCCCCAGTTCTTGGCGGCCGCCGCCGTCTCGAATTCTACAAGAATTACTCTCCCGTCTTGTAGAACCCAGACGTTCTCTGCCATTACTCAAATTCTTGTAGACAAATGTTAGTGACAAACTGACGAGTGTCGGCTGTTGTCCCAGCGTCGGGTTGCCAGCAAACAATTCCCTCACCGGGACGCAGTATCATCTGACCCACTTCGTTTGGTTCCTCGTACTCTTGCACGCTGGCGATAATATAATCCCAGGCAGCGGTACCAGAAGCAAAGTGCGGGAGTGACGACCAGAAGGCATTACCGAGCGTTACCGTCATTCCCGTCGAGGCGGTTCTGAAAGTGGACTGTGCCGCCGCATCGGTGGAGTCTCTTTTCGCGTAGGGCTCGGCTGCTCCAGAAGCTGTACCAGTAAAAGTAAAGAGCGAGCACTGAACCCTCGGCATCGTCGGAACGGTTAGCGCCGTGCTGAACTGGTGAATGACCTGAATTTTATGCACCGCCACTTTTATGGTTGACGCGACAGGATTCTGTAACCACCAAAAGCCTGTCGTTGTTCCATTTGTCGCTGCGGCGGTAATTGTGTGCTTACCGCTGTCTGAACGGTATACGCCAGTCACGCTTCTTAGGCTTATCGGTATGACGAAATCTTCGTGGACAGTATCAGCACCGACGACGCGCGTTTGCGTGCGCTTCTTCTTGCCGGTGTTGCCGGTGTCGAGCGGGAGGATTACTTTGTCTGCGATAGGTGCGGCCATTTATGTTTCCTTTATGCTTTCGTCATCGCGGCGAGGCCGCTAGCATTCCAAGTGATCGTCAGCGGTCCAGCGGTCATGTCAACGGGTCCACCCAAATCTAGGTATCCCCATGCGTCATTACCTGCATTAGTATCGTTGTAGACGATCCCCCAATAGGCATCCACGTCATTCAAGGCATTCTGCGCCCATGTCGGGTTGGTGGCGGAATCGTAAGTCGTCACGGCTCCGGCCTGAGTCACGAACGCACCCCATGTTCCGAGTGACGTGCCGCCTGCCACATAGGAACCTGCTGTACCGACCTCTGTGAAGTCGTTCAGCGACGGCGTGGCGGTCGTGGCCGTGGGCGCCACGGTGTTGTCACAGATGGCGACCTTGATGGTATCGCCGGAAGCCCAACCGCCATCCAGTTGCAGAGCCATGGATTCGTTGAAGACTACAAAGTCGCCTCTGGCCATTATTGCATTACCTCAGTCGTTACCGTTGCGTCGGTTTTATCTTAACCGTTTTAATCCGGCCATCAAAATCATGCGATGTTACCTCGAAATTGAAATCAGGGATTACCGGAACTGGTTTGCTTTTCCCAATCTCAGTGGTAATTCTGGATATCGATATTTGCAGGGAATTGTTGTGCTTCTCCAGTTCCGCGATACGTCCGTTCATTATCTCTATCTGACTACCAATCTGCCGTGTCTTCTCCATCGCCGCGTCACGAGCAGCGTTGGCGGCGTCTTTTGCCGTTCGCTCAACGCTAAGCGAGTCCTCAAGACCTTTGTTCTTGGCGGTCAGGTTATCAACATTTTCCTGCAACAGTCCTGTTTTCGATACGGCCTCATCACGTTCCAGTTCTGCCACCTTAGCTTTCGCTAAGGCTATGGACTCGACATCCACGGGTTCCGGATGCCGTTTGTGCAGTGGCAGTACGTTCATTTGGCTTTGTGATCGTTAATAATGAAGTTCATCGCTCGATAGCTGCGCCAAGAGCTGGCGCGCGGTATGGCGCGAGTTCACCAGGCCCCCACCAAAAATCCTGTCCGTATTCTTTCGCCGTGCGCTTTCTGATTGACTGAAGGTATCCTGGAGATAGCGTCTCAAATATGTTCTGGAACACCAGATGATCGATCGCGGTCTTCGTGTACCAGAGGTTTCCTCCTGGAATGAACCCTTTCAGGTCTTGCGCGGTCTGTGCGGCAAGGTGAGTTTCTTTGCCTTCAATGGCTTTCGCTGCGGCATTCATGGGCTGTACAAGGCCAATCTCCAGCAGCGGACCGACTGTTGGTCCGGCAAGAGATTCAAGGATACCGGACCCGTAACGGGTATGATTCGCGCCGTAGAGGAAATCACCGTAGATGCCGAGTGCCCCTCCCTGAAGGAAGGACGCCGACCAAAACTTGTACCAGTTCTCATCCATCATCGATCGCGGGTCTTTTCCGCTAAGCATGTCTCTGGTCTGCATGAGCATGGCCCCTGCCAGAGTCGTGGAACCGATCAGGAAAGCCGTCATTGCCGCCTTGGACGTTGGTCCGTCCATGTTTGACACCGCATCCATGCCACGTTGCAAGAACGCCCACGGGAACGACTTAAACTGCAACACGGAGCGCACAATTTCTCCCTTGACGGTGCCGCGTTGTAGATCACCATAGAACTGAGATCGCTCGCGCCATCCGGGCGTGACAATGGCGAAATCGCTCTCGGTGTTGACAGCGCCAAGGAGCTTCACAACCGCTTTGCGGCGGATGTCGGCGGCGTCCACGTCAGCACCGAATGCCTTCTTGATGTCGGCGTCCGGAATACGTGCGATGGATTCAGAGGTCAAAACGGCATCGTTTCCGCGCCCGAGGTCGTCTAGCTTGGCGAGCTTCCAGACATTCCAGTCTGTTTCCGTGATGCCAAAATTCTTTAACGTGCGAGTGTCTGTGTCATGAAGTTTGCCGAATTCAAGGCCGCCCTTGATCTGGTTTCCAATGGCGCCCATGAGCGACAGACCGAACGCACCCTTTCGGATTTCGTTGATGGCGTTCATGCCGGAAATTCTCATCACGGCGTTTCCAATCTTGCCAGCTCCGGACTTGAACGAACCGGACGTACCGGCCCCGCCGCCTCCCAATCCCTCGTACACACGATTCAGGCCAGATCGAATACCCTCCAACATAAGGCCGTTCTGCTGCAATAGACGACGGTCGGAAGAGTTCTTTGGATTGAGCAGAGCAAGTTCATTCCGCCACCGCTGAATAATCGGCAGATCGTTCATGTGCGAGACGGCTTCCATCATCGGCTTGTCACCGAAGAACGAGGCAATCGATGCACCACCAAGTTTGCCGGCAACGTTCAGGCTTGCGATGCCGTCTGCGATGTTCGAGACGGTAAGATTTGCAGATGGCTTGATCTTCCCGGATGCGTAGTTGTAGAAATTATCGAGCTTGTGCGCACGTCCCTCAATGTCAGTGGTCTTCGTAGGTTCAGCCTTTGTCATCTTCTGAACGGCGATATCTCGGAGCGTGCTGTAAGTCACATCTGGATTCGGGCCGAAGTGTTCAACAAAGGCGATGTCGCGGGACATCGTCTCAATGTGTCCGTGCAATATTTCAACGGCGGTCTTCTCTCCGAACATATTCCAGTAATTCAGGATGGAGTCTGCGTCCGGGAAGTGAATCTGCCTGTGTTCCGCGTGCCGTCCGGCGCGTCGGCCTGAACCAGCGACTACGCCAACTTCCTGCGTGGCATGGCCATCTGTGGAAATATTGTCCCATGCCTTTTCAAGCAATCCGCGCAAGTCACCTTCGGCGAACGGGTTTCCTAGGTCGTCGATGTAATACTTTCCTCCGTCTCGGGTCTTCGACATGAGCGGCAGCATATGGTTAACCCACGCCTTGCGGTTCACGGCCGGGTCGTTGCTCTTTTTGCCGGTGAGGTAAAAGGCCGCATCCGCTACCTTCAACTGACTGTGATGCTGAGGAAGGTACGGATCGTTTAGCTTTCCGATGTCGCCGCCGTTCTGGTTGAACACCTGGCGGGCTTCCTCCGCAACATCGTGGAACGCTTTGGCCCCATTCTTGGCGATGGCGTTTCCGGTATCTTCGCCGCGTAGTTCCTTGATGAGCACCGTGAGCTTTTCTCGGTCTTGGAAGAACCCGAAAAAATCATTACCGAGCGCATCCCACGCCGGTAGCAACCGACTCTGGAAGTAGCTTTTGTACCCGGCGACCTTCTGCTCAAGGCTCTCTATATTGGTCCGGCCGCTGTAGTCGCGCGCCATCAGGTTCTTAACGGCCTCGATGCCGTCCATATTCTGCATGAGGCCATCGAGTTCAGACTTTCGGGCGCTCAAGCGCGCTATCTGGAGCTTGGTGCGAGTGGCCGATACTTCCGATTCGTGGATGAGTTCTTTTGCGGCGCGGTCTGCGGCCATCTGGAACAATTGGTCACCGGCCACTGCCTGCTGAACATTCTTCAGTGGCGCCTTCAAGTCGCCCACGTCCACGCGTCCGGCCTTTATGTCGAGCGCCGCTTTGTGCAGCTTCTCGAAGATGGTTCGCACCTCGTCGTCGGTCAGGTCACGGCCAGCGGCACGTTTAAGACCTTCGATACATTTGATATAACTCATGCCAGACCCATAATGCAGCCAGCGGCTATCTTGAACAGGTTGGCGTCTTCGGTGGCTTTTTTCATAGTGGCGTCGGCTTCGTCAAGCATCTGTTTCGCGCTCTTGGTAATCGGCATTCCGTCTGCGTCATTGCCGACGTTTATCTTTAGGTCCGGGTTTTCATTCACGAACTGTCTGGCGGCATCGGTTAGTGGATCAACAGAAGTATCATCTTTGGTCTCCGATAATCTCTCCTGTTCTTTGCGCATGTTGTCAACAGTCTTGACTTGTTCTTCCGGCGATACAGGCTTACCGTTCACATCAAGAATCTTGACGATACTGTCGTCGAATACAACGAAGTTAGAGGTTCCTTTACCTGTGCCTCTTGAGGCTTGGTCTAGGTAGCGGATACCGGGGATGCCTTTACTTTTCAGATATTGAGATGCTTCCGGCCCACGTCCAAGAATGGCCTCGAATGCAGCACCGCCAGCATCTATAATGTCGAATACATTCAAGTTCATCGACTTTGCTACTTTTGCTGATTCGTCCTCACCCATACCGGCTGTTTTCTGCCAATACTCCGCAAGCCTCGGATGCTTTTTCTTAGCTGCGGCAATTAATGCGTTTCTAACAACCTCCGGTTGCTCACTCAAAGGTTTGTCCCAGTCAAGGAAGTTCTTAACGGCTGAGTCGGAGATGTCTACTTTGTAGAGTGATGGTGGATTTATATCTAGCATCTCAACACCGCCAAACGGTCCATCTCCACCGGGCGTGAAGGTTTTACCGTTCTGCCTTCCTACGGCATAGCTTTTTGCAACACCCGGAGACTCCGCAAAATACAAACCATACCCATAAGCCTGCGCCCCTTCTCCGGTGCCGATCTTGTCCATGCTGAATTTATCGAACTTGTGCGGGGAGCCGTGGTAGGCGATTTGTTTAGGTATGCCTTCCTCCTGGCGAACCAGATCCGATTCTGTGATGAGGTCACGCAGCCGCGCCATGTTCTCGGCGTCGCGCACCGGATCGGCATCGATCCTTGCGGCCGGCAGGTCATCCACATTCACCGGCTCGTCCCGAGACATCTGGTCTATGGCCTTTCGCGCTCTGGTCACATGCGCGTCGATGTCGGCCACGTCCACGGGATTACCGCCGAGACTGTCGCTATTCAGGTGCTGGGCCTGCCGAAGCACGGCCAACGCCTCGACATCGGATGGCTTCAGGTTCTTTCCCCATGCCTCGATATTCTTCCAAGCCTCCGATCCCTGCGCACGCTGCGCCGGTGAGACGTGCGCGAGCGTACCGAAGGCGAGACCCAGCAGTACATCGAGCGTGATCTGTTCGCCGTCGAACGCCTTGAACTGGCCTTCTGCCTTGGTTCCTTCGAGAATTTCCCCGGACACGCCTCGCGTCACGGCACCCTGCACCACGTTGGCGGCGGCACCGCCAACCAGCACGCGTTGCACCAGATTCTTTCCGAGGATCGGCAGCCAGACGCCAAGGCCGAAACCGAGCCCCTGCACGGCACCGACCTCCTGCGCCTTGGTGGTATCGACACCGGCGCGCGTCAGATCTTCGCCCGTGGTGAGTTGCGTCTTGGCGACAGTGAGAGCCGGCGAGGCAATGACCATTGGCAACGTGGAAAGTAACGTGCCGGCCACCTGCCCGGCCAAGCCAACCTCGCCCGGCTTCGGCGTCCAGTAATCCACGGCATCGCCAAACAGTTCGTCATGCGCTTTGAAGTACCGGTCGCTGGCTTCCGTGCCACCATTCACGGCGTCGTAAAGTACCGGAACAGATGCCATCGCCATACTAAATGCGCGGCCGCCCTCGGCGAAGCCCTTCATGGCTGTCTGGCCGGTGCCACGAAAGAATCCATCGAAGGCTCCTGGGTCGGAGTGACTGACAATAGGCGTTTCTTCCACGCGCTTCAGGTTGTCGTCCTCGAACAGGGATAGGCTCATTTATCGTCCATGTTCTTGTTGAGGTCAATCACAATGCGTTTACCGTTCTTGTCGCCAAGGTGAGAATCACCCGACACGAAGACATATCGGCCATCCCCAAACGGCTGCAACGGCATGTCGTCCACGCGGCCGAAGTCCATGCCTTTCGCCAGCAATCCGTCCGCCTCAATCTGTTTAATCTGTCGTCTAACTTCTTCTTTGAACCGACTCTTGTCGTACCCTTGTGGAAGAATGGTTCGCTTTCCGTTGTATTTCTCAACGGGGCCGGTGACAGAAATAATGGCCTCCTCCCAGCGGCTACCTTTTAGCTCCGACATGTCTTTGTCGCCAGAATCCATTGAGGTTGAGGCGTACACCGCACGCGCTGCCTGGTAGAAGTTGCTTCGCACAGTGTCGCCCATTCCAACAAAAGCATCTCGCGTTAGGTTGTCGAATTGAAAGCGCATGTCCTTCTCGCTTGGCATGGTAATAAGCGATCCACCGGACGGTGATCCGTCCGTCTTCTTGTTGGGGATCAGGATGGCCTGCCCACGCAATATCTGGTTCGAGAGAGACGGGTTTCTATTGGCCTCGACGCCGGCCATCGCCGTCACCGGATCGTCTGGCGCGATCTGCGCCATAACGGAGCGATATGCCTGTATGTTCTGGCCGCTGGAGTTATACAGATTTCCGAACAAAGCGCTCTTTTGTTTCGGACTCGCCTGCTTCAGTGTTGTGGATAGATTCTCCGATTCGCTCTTTGTCAGCAACTTCATGGGTGATCCGAACTGATCGGCCATCGACTTCGCCGCGAGAAACCGATTTGGTATCTCGGTAGAAACAGAGCCCGAGTCGCTGAAATTAATAGGATTTATTGATCCAACACCGTGATCGGCTGCGTACTCTATCGGAGTATCGATACGTTCTTTAAGAACCTTGGCGGCTTGTGCTTTTAGCAGGTCTTGGTGTCTCACTTCTTCGGCAAAGTTTTCTGGACGCGCCGTGGACGGTGCGTTTGTATCGGTGACGAACTTGATAAGGTCTTCATTACCACGCTGATACAACGAGGCGGCGCCAACGGCGAAACGCACGGATTCATCACGACGGCGTTTTAGCTGATCCACTCGCTCTGGACTTTTCGGATACGCGGCCTCGATCTCACGGTCGCTGATGAAGTTCTTAGGCGGTATTACGCCGCGCGTGCCCATTGCCTCAATGTCTTGCATCTTGTCTGCAACCGATACGCGATATTCAGATGCTTGTTCGCTCTTGCGCGATTGGAGCAAGTTCTGAATCTTAAGACTATCGTCGGCATCGAATTCACTTTTGTTCGCGTCAAGATATTTCTGTGCGCTGCTGTCGTTAGCGTCAGCGATAAGTTGCAGCGCGATCCCGGAGTGGAAATTTGATTTGCGACCATCCAGCATCGCTTTTCTCTGAGTGGCATCCATTCCCTTGCGCTCGGCAAGTCCAGCCATTACTTTTTCCTGGTCTTCCCACTCCTGTTGAACACGGTCGAAATCGCCAGTGCCAGCCGCCTTCTGAGCGGCGCGGGATGAAGCCTCAACAAGTTTGCTGTCAACGCTGTCGTAATGATTGTCCATCTCGGCGGCGATATAATGACTCGACGACCGGTTAAGGCCGACACGCCAATTCCCCTCTACTTCCCGAAAAGCCAGCCGTTGCCTGTCGTTTTTAAGCCGTTTATTGATCTGCGCCGTGCGTTCTGTAACCGCCTTGTCTAGCTTAGACTTGGCCTCGAAAACATTCTCGCCCTTTTGTTTGGAAAGCCAATCGTTCTGTTCTGTCTCGAAATCGAGTAATTCACGGCGCGCATCGTTCACCGTAGCGTTGTCTATTCTGTGCTCTTCTTCTCTCACCACAGCGGCAACGGCACCAATTCCTGGAGCGAGTTCTCCTGCAAATGCTCCGGCTCCGGACTGGAACGCCGCAATCGGAGCCGAGACCCCAGGATCTCGCGCCGGAGCTACGTTTGCAACGTCTTGGTAACTCGGTAATTTCGGCATCTGTTTTTTCTATCGAAAACTAATTTCTATAAGCATTGGAGATGCCAGACAACAATGAAGAACCGGCACGTCCATAACCGGCGCTTTGCGCACTTTCCCCAGCCATTCTGTAAAGACTACCTTGCTGCTCTAAACGACTGGCGCGTATATCTCCACCGCTGCGGATACGCAAGGCATTCCGCTCCGATTCGCCCTCGAAATCCGATAGCGCCAGCAATGGTGTTCCGGTGCTGGTATCTGTCCCAGAGGCCCCCATGGAAGCGCGTATTTGTGCTAGCCTGCTGGCTTGCGCCTTGCGATAATCGCGCTCACTTTCGGCGGCAGCAAGCCTTTCTTGTTCTGCTTGCTGGCCGGCGACTTTGTCTTGAAAATCACCTTGTTTATTTGTGGCTTGGGCCTGTGAAATACCACCGGCAGCAGCGGCGGCTGCGCCGATGAGGCCGATGACAGCAGATGTAGTCAGGGCCATTATTCTAGACTCCTGGTAAAGATTGACTCGAACTTATTAAGTCCTCTCCGCTCATAGAATTGTTCTATGTGTTTCGGGCTTGTGTCGAGTGAACGGAACATCGGTCTGGCTCCTTTTTCTTCAATTCGTTTCATAGCGAAATCGAACAACGCCGATCCCGTTTTGAACGGGGCATTAGGCGCTGACCACCAGAACAACTCATCGCCGACCAATATTGAATGGTTCCAGATGAACGGGACATAAACGATTCCAATTCCGCCCACGATCTTGCCTTCATGTTCGGCCACGGTTATTTCAAGATTATCCAGAACCATTAGTTTCGATACATCCTCGATGAAATAGTCCCCGTTCCTAAACCACGAAGCGAGCGACGTGCTTTGTGAAAACTCACGAGCACCGTCAACGATGGCTAATGCGTCTGTGTTGAAATTTGCTGGACGGATAGAGATCATTTATTACGTTTTACCTTGCGTTTCAGATATCTCATTTGACTTCTGCGGCCACATTCTCTGCAATGGCGTGAACGGCCTCCTGGCGTTGAATATAAATTCACACCACTATACTGGTGCCCTTGAGGGCAATGTGTCTTTGTCGCGTTCGTATAACCACGGTGTGTATTCACTATGGGAAGCACGACCTCAAGATGTTTTGGATTGACGCAATTCCGTACTCTACACAGATGATCTATTTGCATTCCGCTAGGAACATGGCCAACATGAAGGTTGTACGAAATTCTGTGCGCCAATGTCGATCCGTTCTTAACGCCCATAATTCCATATCCGTTTGCATTAACTGCTGCCGTCCATATCCAGCACGGATCAAAATCCGGCCTGTATGCCGGTATCGGCCCGTCTTTATTCACCTTCTCCCAGAATTTTTCCGCCAGCGGTCTGGCTCTCTCTCTTGATGAGGACCTTCTCAAACAGCCACAAGATTTTGTTTTTCCTGATGTCAGATCATCTACAGAAACAGTCTTGCGTACACCACAATCACAAACAACAACCGCATAGGCACGAGTTCGTTTTCTCTTATGTTGAACGGCAACGCGTGTTAACGACTCAACTTTAAGTCGTCCGAATCGGTTTCCTTGCACTTCATTTGAATGGCTGAGCATGGCTATAACTCCTGAATTAAGTTCAGGAATTATATCATAACTACTTAAGACTGTTTATAACGATCTCTGGAGCCAGACCTAACAAAGTGAACGGAGCCGGATCGGACGACTGAATTACGATGCGCGCATCCTCCGTCCAGCCACCCGGAAACTCGACAAACTTCTCGCCTGTGAATAGCGGGGCGCCAGCATCCATGGAATCGCTAACAAGGCGGAAGTCTCGTTCCGAAAGGTTATCGGCGTCCGGCCCGTATTTAATCGTATGACTGTTCAGTAAAACGAATGTCAGCCCGTATATCCGCTTTTTCTTACCGATCGGTGTACCGGCTGGGTTTCCGGCCTTGACCTTGAGAGTCTTCAGCGTGTGGGTGTAACCTAACCCGGCCTGAACAACCGTCTTGGCTGAATCGAGCACGATCTGACCACCCGTTACGGTCTTGCTTGGATGAATCGCGCCGTTCGCCCATATTTTCGCAGTCTGACCTTCGAGGTGATCGAAACCACTCAGCGTCGTGGCTGATGTGCTGTCGTAGGTCACCATCGAATCGACTAAGTAGGCATCCTCTTGTGCGTCTCCGGTCTCGAACGATTGTTCAAAGAATTCAACATAACGCTTCGTCGCACCGTTTATCGTGCGCTTAACAATCAACCATACCTCGTCGCGTGACGATGAATCCTGCACCTGCCCTGAACCGTTCGTTCCCGGGATTACGGTTACCGATTCAACCACGGCGTCACCGGAACCAAAAACACCACCGAGGATATGTCTTCCCCATCCAACAACTTCTTCATCCCGTCTGTAGGTCATCGATAACAACTGGCCGTCATTGCGAACCACCCACACGATGGACTCCGGCTCCTCGGCATAATCCATTTCCACGACACCGCCGCGCGTTATGTGGTTTGCTAAGCGAGTCATGTCGGGGGCAACATAGGTATCACTTACAGACTGCTGAGAGAGGCTGAATTCCCTTATCTTGCGTTTGGCGCGCTGTACAAACAGCACCACGCTACCAACTCGTACCGGTTGTACTTTGGCGGAACCGTGTTTTGTCTGTCTCCTGGCGCTTGCGTCAAGCGCCGTCAAGGAGTCTCCGGTAGACCTCGTAACCCACTCACCACCAGTTGTACCGATGGTGAGCCGGTCCTCACCAGCGGATATCCAGTAAATCGCGTCAACAGTATCCGCATATAAGGTGCGGTCAAATGCGTCGTCCGCCGCCACCACATCATCATTGTTGTCCGGTTTTTGATTCTCAAAGTCGTCAAACTGAGACGCCCAAAATGTCTGCGGCTGTTCGGTCGTATTGGCTGCGTAGAGGCGCTGTTCAAAGAACGTCGCGGTTGTCGGAAACCCAGTGGCGTTCGACCACGCGCCAAGACGCCAACGCGTATCAGCCGTGATGGCGGCAAAAGCACTCTTTACGTGTACCGTTACGACAGTTGTGGAGGTCCGTGCAACGATAATGCCCCAGCCCCACGCTATCGCTGCAGCAGGGTTGTCGATACGCACCAGACGGCCGATATCGTTGGTTTGGAATCCGGTGTTGTCGTTGATGCCGACGATGCTGGACGCTGTGACCGTGATAGCCACACCAGTTGTGGCGGATGGCGTCATGGTGGTAGTCGTGATGTTCTGGTCGAGATACGGACCATCCTGCCAAGCTACTTCAACCAGCGACCACGACGTATGTCCATAGCGTTGCAGCTTGTAGGTTGGTGTGGCGTCGTGGAAAAGATACAGAACGTCCGCTGTCTGCGGTCCTTCCACATCGTATAACTCAGCCTCTGGCCAAGGGGAGACTATCTCAAGCGGTGCGTTGTCGATAATGGAAACGTCATCGATAGAGACGGTTTTATTTGCGTTCGATCCGATATTCCTGAATTGCACATAAAAAGGACTCGTGGTGGGAGTAAAGGCGACGCAGTGATAACCTACCTCTTTTTCTACCGCCGCCAGAGTCTGGGCGCCGGATGCTGCCGTTCCTACCTGAAACTCGATCTTGTCACCTGGCGCACCGACAACACGGAACTTGATAACGTGTTCCTGACCAGTGTTCGTCGTAGTAATGTCCTGTTCGGCCCAGCCAATATCTGTTACCGCTGTCCCGCCAGGAATCAGGTTTAAGTCAAGGTTCGTGGCGTCGTGAGCGATTGACCCGCCACCCGTCGAGCGATTGTCCCAGTCTGTAATGCCGGCTGGAAAGGTTCCGTTGCTAACGGCGGCGTCTGTGTTGGCCACCGTGATGCGCGCTTGGTTGCGATAGAAGCGCAGCGCAGAATCGCCCATCTCAATAGCGTAAGCCTGCGTTGTCGAGAACTGGAATTTCTTTAATCTACCCTTGACGCTGCTCGATTTAACCTCAGCCGCGTAGCGTGTTCCGGGTCGGCGCGTAACGCCGCCCTCTGAAAGAGGAATAAGGTTCTCGCAGGTTTCCAGAGCCGCAGGATATTTGGAGAAATCAAGCCTCCCGGCGAGACGGTCTGTAATTTCTCCGGCGCTGAACGACGCCTGCAAATCATGAAGTCTTGGCATTTCAATCGCTCAAGAAATCGTCACGACGAAATCCGCCGCGCGAGGATGCCCAAGAACCTCGAGGCCGTAGCTCCGGGAACCCGCCTAGCGCATCCGCTGAACGGGCACGCGCCAAGACTCTAGAAGCTTCCTTGGAATACTGTTCTTGCATGGTGTTCGATGACGACAACGGAATAGCCAAATCCCGCGCCAGTGATAATTGAAAGGCGCGCCTGAAATCAGCGGACATCAGATTCTGATCCGTCACGCGATAGACGTATCTCAGGTATATGGCGTCACTGTATGCCACGATGGCGTTTTGTCCGTCTACCTGCTCGGTACGGTATAGAACTGAACCGTGGCCGGCATCGTTATCGTGGACGGATATCGTCCGCAGCCAGTCCGAAGGGTGAGCATAGGCATAGTCAAACTCAAACGCCGGGGCCGTGCTAAGTCTGGCGAGCTGCACTCTCTTGGTGGCGAAGTTCCACGGGTGAGAGCGCAGCAGATCATCCAGAACTTCCGTGAAGAGATCGTCTACTACATTAGCCGTTGGAGATCCATCCGTAAGGCTTGTGATCGGTGTTTGACCGACAAGCCTTAACGCGACGTTGGCTGAATCCGTGTCAGACGCCATTTCGTTACCTCTTTTATTTACTGATTAAGCTGCGTTCTGCGGACGTACTTTCGTTTAGGTACTTCTGATTCTGCATCTTTTTTAATCAATGGTGGGTGGACGATGGATGTCTCTTTAAACCCCTCATCAAGCATCAAGCCAACCGTCGGCCACCATTCTCCGATCTGCACGGCAACCCTTGAGAACACCGTTTTCGTCATGGGCTGATATGGGTTGGCGTCGTTCGTTTGTATCGTCTCAATTTCCTCGCACACCACGAATCGACCACACGCCAGCAGTTTCGTTTTATCGTGGTTCAGGAACATGATGTTGAACAGAGTTCCACACCCCCAGCCTTGCGCGTGAAGGATTCTCGGAAGCTCTTTGTGAAGGTCAACCTGGTCGCGCGGTTGATTGAACTTGATGGTCGGGCAGTCCGGTGTGGCTTGAATGTCAGGGTAGATAAGCATGCTGTTTTCTCCAATTGTCATAGATCAGTTTGTCTTGCCGCTTTTGGTGCTTTCGGTATGTTTCGTCAATCAATGCTTTACCGTTACTGAAATGGTGATGCTCCAACTTTACACCGGCAACTTCTCTGTACACGCCTCTGCTCTTCGACACGTCGCCCCAGACAGTGTCGATATAGATTCTGTCTAATCCTGGAAGTGAGAGCCATCCCATCGAACGAACGAGGTCTTCACCAATCACGAAGTGCGGGCAACCTCCGGTCGTTTCGCCACCAGCGGGAACGGCCATGCCGTCGTTACCTGCTACTTCAATCAGTTTTGTGTCCCAGCCGTGGGTGATCGGCACAACATCATCGGCGATGAATCCATACCACGGCTCGTTCGGATGACGTTCAAATGCGTGGTTGTAAACTCTCGCCAATCCGCCGCGAGACTCAAACACGACATTCCAATTTTCAAATGGGGTTTTTATCTCTTCGTATTGCTCACGGAACGGGTCGTCAAGGTCTAAGCACAGTTCGCACGGTGTCGATGCGCCAGTCAGATGCCAAGCACCGATAAGCCGCAACAGATTATGCGGTCGTGAGCGAGTCGGAATTATCCACATATTGCTTTATTGCGCCACGCCCGGAACCAATTGCACGCTTTAACATCTCCATGTAAATCATCTTCGGGTGATACCGTGTTCTGACTTCTTCAGACAGTCTTTGCGCGTAACGGTCAATCGTGGCGTCGTCTATATCTCTGGCGATATCGGCGGCTTCTTTCGGGTCTCGGTAGATCATGTAGCAATCTGATGGAAACCAGTTCCCGATGGGGGAACCTTCTGATTCCAACAGGGCGCATCCGGCCCACCCGGCTTCCAGAACTCGGCCCTTTATGTGGTTCCTGTGACCAGAGCCGGTCAGTGAAATATTCAATACCATCCGACAACGACGTAAGAAACGCGCATGGTCACGGTAAGTATCACCGCTTTGACGATGACGAACTTCAAGGCCACCAAACCACTCCAAGGACTTCACGATTTCAGAACGGCCGTTCCACTTTCCAACGGACCCGGAAAAACCAAACCGGATATCCTTCTCTACCTTGATATCGAATGGTCTGGTATCAACCGGCGTCAGCGTGGATAGATCGACCGGCGCGTCGGATGGTCCGTCTATCCCGACCTGTAAATCAAAGCACCGCATGCGAGTGTAAGTTGCCAGCACCGGATGCCAAGGTCTATCAGCGGAGTCTGAGCAGAAATTAATGGTTGGGGCGATACGCCTCAATTCCTGGTATGTCTCGGGACGCGGGTTGCCTAACCCCTTCATCGCGCCTATGTAGAAGATCACATCAGGTTTTGCCGCTCTGACGGCATCGATAATCACCTGATCGTTACGGATTCCTTCGTGATTGAACGTCACTTGTTCTGCTGGGCCGAATGCGGATTCCCACGCCATGACGTGGTTGATGCAATCGCTGGTTGAGGTCGTGAGAAAAAGACCCTTCACGAAATCACAATCTGGCTTCCGCCGTTCTCAATCTTAAACGGGATATCGTGCAATCCGCCCATAGCCTCTCGTACCGAAGCATGGCGATCTTCTGGTACGTAGAATAGAAAGAACCCGCCGCCACCGGCTCCCAGTATCTTGCCACCAATGGCCCCTGCTTCGCGGGCCGCTGTGTATAGGCCGTCTATTTCCTTATTGGACACCTTGTCGGACAGTTCTCGTTTAAGCATCCACGTCTCGTCCAATAGTTTACCAACGTCATCCAGTCTTCCATTCGTCATGGCTTCGAGTGCTTGCGGGACGAGTCTTTGAATAGCCTTCAGCTCGAATTCTTTGCGATCGATGTTCGATACCTGGGCATCGGCGATCTCGGATGAATTGCGCTGTAGTCCGGTAAAGAACAGCATGAGTTTCCCTTCCAGAACCGCTTTGCGCTCAGGAGGTATAATCACGGGACGCAACGTGTATTCACCGTCTCGGTGTATCTCAATCAGGTTAAGCCCACCATGGGAACATTCTATCTGGTCCTGAATGCCAACGGTTTCCTTCAGGACGACCTGCTCCACTTCAATAGCCTCACGGGCAAGCCGGTCTTTACTGACATGCCTGCCTTGAAGGGCGTGCAGGGCGTGCAGCATCCCAACCGTGAAGGCAGAGGATGATCCAAGCCCAGACCTTGCCGGTAGGTCTCCTGCATGGTTTATCTCGAATCCTTCATCGACACCCATGTACTGGAGACACCCACGAACGCCTGAATGCTCAATCTCTCTCAGAGAATTGACACGTTCCATCTTCGACCAGCAGGCGTTGTATTTGTATCCTAGAAATGCAGGCATGTAGCGGACTGACAGGTAGCAATACCTGTCGATGGTGCTGGTCAGCACCATACCGCCGTGCTCTTTATACCAACGCGGATAGTCTGAACCACCGCCGAACAGAGAGCACCTATACGGAGTCCTCGTTATTATAATGACGCTCTCTCCCTTATGAATTCTCTAGAAGACCTTAGTTTCCCACCACCAATACCGAATAATTCCGTGATCCTTAATCGTTCGCACGCAACATGTTCACGCGGGTCGGCTTGCGTTCTGTCACCGCCATTCGCAAAGTACGTCGGCATTATCTTTTCCATGGCTTCGCAAGCTGTACCATCGCTATCGTCGAATGGCACAACGTGGGCCACATGGCGAAAAGCCAAAAGTACTTCGGCTCTCTCTGCCCACGGTACCTGTGGAGATCCTTGTTTGCGCGCCAACCACTCGTCTGAGTTGAGCGCCACAATCACGTCTCCAAACTCAGCCGCAGACTGGATCAGTCGAACATGTCCTATGTGTATTATTGAAAATCCACCGGACACCATCACCGTTGTAATGGGGAACCTCGCTTTACCTTATCTCGCCAGTAGGTCAAAAGGTCTTTCATGGTTTGCTCGAACGGTATTACTGGTTCCCACCCGGTTCTTGCTTTGAACTTAGCGCAGTCTGGAACCTGTAGGTCCGCGTCTACCGGCCGCAGGCGGTCAGGATCAACCTCAATACATATCTTGTTTGTGGACATGGAAAGCAAGGTATTGAGGATGTCTCCTACTGTGCAAGTGTGCGAACCGCCTATGTTGTACACCTCGCCAGGTGTTGGATTAACAGTCAGCAGCATGTGATACGCCC